CTAAAATTCATATGATTAAAGATGGATTACGCACTGATAAATTCGGTCATGACATGAAATACTGGAATACCGCATTTGCACGTCTTCATCTAATCCCTTCCTATAAGGAGAATAAAGTCCGACTAGTCTTTGGAGCACCCTGGCTACTTCTTAAGGCTGAAGCCATGTTTATATGGCCCATCATCGCTTCCATTCTTCGTAAAGGCCCCGACTCTCCCATGCTATGGGGATTCGAAACCATCACTGGTGGTTGGTATCGGTTATTAAACTGGTTCAACTCACGTTTCAGATGTCCTCTGAATACGTTCTTCACCTTTGATTGGTCCGGTTTCGACCGACGAGCAAGGCACTCTGTTATCTCTGACATTCACGCAATTTGGCGTCAATGGTTTACATTTGACGAAGGTTATTGGCCCACCCATAACTATCCAAATACAACTGCTGAATATCAACGAATCCAAAATCTTTGGACTTGGATGACTAATGCTATCTTAAGAACTCCACTTCTTATGCCCGACGGCAACCTACTTGCCTTTCAACACGCTGGTATCTATTCTGGATACTTGCAAACGCAGCTACTCGACTCTTGTTACAACATGGTCATGATTTTCACGATCCTACATAAATTAGGTCATGACATCACCCGTGTTCAACTAAAAGTACAAGGCGACGACTCTATCGGCGGCATGCTCGAAATGATGCCCCCCGCAAGAAAAGAACAATTTATCACATTGTTCCGTCACTACGCCAAATACTATTTTGGAGCCGAACTAAACGACAAAGCAACTGAAGTTTCAGACACTATTGAAAATCTTGGTGTATTGAAATATCGACATCGCGGAGGAATCCCTTACCGTGAAGAAGATGAACTTCTTGCTATGCTCTACTACCCCGAACGATCACAGTCACTCCCATCACTCATGTCCCGAGCGATTGGCATTGCTTACGCAAACTGTGGATCCTCCCCCTTGGTTTATCTTGTTTGTGAAGATATCTACAATCATCTCAAACGACTTGGAACCGAGCCTGACCCAAAAGGTCTACCTGGAGGATTAACTTTCACACTAGCTGAGGTTCAAACCCTAGCTGATGAAATCAATCTGCACACGTTCCCGTCCTACTTTGAGACGATTCGCCGGCTAACCAACACAGACAGACATCTACTTGATGAACGTCATTGGCCAACCCGACACTTTATTGGTATCCCCGAATAAGATGGAAAAGCACTCCTTTTCTTTTGTTC